TTGATGGTACTGAATACATGGCAAAAACAAAGAATGGTAGAAATATTAAAAGATGGAAACTTGATAACTCAAATGAAGAAGCAATTATCTACAAAGCAGGTTGGTTAAATCATCCATCTACTCAATGGGTATTACAATCAGCATACAATTACATATGGTTATATAAACATATGATGGCTCTTAATGAAGAATACAAGTTAAGATACAATCATACAAAAGACCATTTAACTATTCAAAAACTAGGTGACATACTTAAACATCCACCTAAAAACGCTAAAGTTAGTGTTGTAGGTACAGATGCTACACCAGCAATGCCAGATGAATGTAAAGTACCTGGTGATGTGGTTGCGTCTTATCGTAAGTACTATATAATGAAGAAGCAAAGATTTGCTACATGGAAATCACCAGCAAAAATGCCAGAGTGGTTTGCTGAAGGAATTAAAAATGAACAAAAAAAAGAAAACGAAAATAGAACGTCCTAAAATCTATGAAAGAAATCCTAACACAGGTGTGATAAGATGGAGATACGTAGATGAGTCACCAGATAAATTTGGTTGGCCAAACTACGGTAGGATTTTGAAGGATAAATAAACATATGAATGAAATAATAAATTTTATACAAAACAATATTAACTTTTTAAATAACGTACAAAGTTATCATTGGCAAACAGAATCATATTCTGAACATGAAGCATTAGGTGAGTATTATACAAAATTTAATGAACTTAATGACCGATTTGTTGAAACATGGCAAGGTAAACATAATAAAAGAATTAACTTTAGTGCTGAGTTGAGATCAGGTATTAAAAATTATGCTGATGTAGAAATTGTAAAACAAGAAGTTGTTGAACAATCAAATATAATCGCCAACATGTCAAAAGATATAGCAGGACAAATTGATTTAGAAAGTATTTTAGAAGATATGCTTGAAGCTACAAGTCAACTATCTTATCATCTATCTTTAAAATAATGCCATTATATACTTTTAAAAATACTAAGACAGGTAAAACATTTACCGACATGATGAGTATTGCTGAAATGGAAGATTACTTAGAAAAAAATAAACATATCAAACAACAATTAACTGCTTTAAATATTGTTGGAGGTGTAAGTGGTATGAGTTATAGAAGTGATCAAGGTTGGAAAGATAATTTAAGTAGAATTGCAGAAGCACATCCTAACAGTCCTCTTGCTCAACAACATAGAAAAAGAACAATAAAAGAAGTCAAAACAGAACAAGTAATAAAAAAACACCAGGCTAGACGTAATGCAAAAAATAAATAATTTAGTGCAAAGCGAGCAACTGAAACACAACGGTCGTATACCAGAGTCAAATAGGTCAATCCGCTTATTGCACAAATCCAATGGGGCAGGTCACTCCTGCTTGGACTACCTGCCCATTTTAATTAATCAAACATAGGAGAAAAACAATGGCAGATATACCTGATTTTATGCGAGAGTTTGATACAGATATTGACTATGGTTTTACTCCTGTATCCCAAAAACCAGCTGAAGAAACACAACCAAGTATAGACCCAAGTGTAATAGAAAATTCAAATTTAGAACTAGCAAAAATTAAATCAGATGTTTCTGATATTAAATCTGCTATGAATGAAATTATGCAGATTGTTGCTGAAAAAGATACAGTAACAAAAGAGATACAGGACGCTGATACACAAAACAGATTTAAAGAAATTGAAAAGATTGTATTGCCTTTTTTATATAATCTTTCCAAGTCCAATGAACCTTATATACATTGGCCAAATAGAGGACCAATTATTAAGGCACAGATGGACAAATTGTTAAAACTAACTAGGGGGTAATTATGTTAGAGATTAAGGCTCATCATAAAGAACTAAAAAGAGCAGTAAATGAAATCGAAACAAAAAGATGTGAAGATAGAAGTTTTAAATCATGGTTTGATATACGAACCCTTAAAAAAATAAAACTAAGAGCAAAGGATAAACTTAATGAATATCGAAAAATTAAGAGAACAACTTAAAATTGACGAAGGTGTCAAATACGAAGTATACCTAGATCATCTAGGATATAAAACATTTGGAATAGGTCATTTAATAGTTGCAGGTGATGATGAGTATGGTGCTGATGTAGGTTATGCCGTATCAGAGGAAAGAGTCAACGCTGTTTTTAATGAAGATGTTAAAAAATACATTGAAGAATCTAAAAAGGTGTTTCCTAATTTACAGGAATTACCAGAAGAAGCACAACAAGTAATTGTAAATATGTGTTTCAATATGGGTGCACCAAGATTATCTAAATTTAAAAAGTTTATTGCTGCTGTTAATGACGGTAATTGGTCAACAGCTGCAGTAGAAATGATGGATAGTCGTTGGGCAACACAAGTAGGAAAAAGAGCAGAAAGATTAAGAGATAGAATACAAGCAATCGCTGATTGAAAGTATGACCCTCTTAATGATGAATATAAGAAAGCCCGAGATAGTATAAATGATATGTACTCTCAAAAGGGCACGTGAACTTGACATATTGACAATAATATGTTATATTAATAGTATATAATAATAAGGAAGGTATATTATGGCGTTTAATTATGTAAAACTGAATGAAGAAAAACTACCTAAAAGTTTAGGTGTGAAAGGTAAAAACCAAGATGGTATAAGATATTATACTATTGACGGTGTTAATATGCCTTCCGTTACTTCTATTCTAGGTTCTATTCCCGAAAGAAAACAAAAGATTGAAGCATGGAGACAAGGTGTTGGTGAAAAGATGGCCAACTATATTTCTGTGTCTGCCACAAATCGTGGTAAAACAACCCACACATTAATAGAAAATCATTTAAAAAATGAAGATGACAAGTCAGCAGGTATAACTGCTGTTACACCTTTAGGTTTGTTTAGAATTATAAAACCTTATTTAGCTAGAATAGACAATATTCATTGTATAGAAGAATATCTGTATTCAAAAGAAATAGGTGTTGCAGGTCAAGTTGATTGTGTTGCTGAATATAAAGGCAAATTGTCTGTAGTTGACTTTAAAACATCCACAAAAAGACGTGACGAAGATTATAACTATGGTAACTTTTTACAATGTTCGGCTTATGCAAAAATGTTTGAAGAATTATTTCCCGACAAAAAAATTGAGCAAACAGTTATATTGGCTGCTTGTGAAGATGGCTTTGTACAAGAATGGATACATGGTGAAGATAAGATAAAACAACATCAGGAGTTATTTTATAAACACACTAAGGACTTTTTTGAAAGAAATAGTATAAATAATTAATAAAAGTCAATAGTCGAATTAATCAAAAAGGTGATTTAATATATCCTACTTGCGACCATAACAGCTAAAGGGAGATATGAAAAAGATAATAATAATTTTAAGTTTACTAATTTCTAGTATAGCATATGCAGACCACGAAAAAGATTTGGGTGAGTATTATTTTCAACAAGTACCAGCGCTATGTGCTAAACCAGAACTAGTAGATAACTATTTAAATCATTTTGGTTTTGAACCAGTAAACGTATCATTAGGTAGAGAAGGTATGCAAAAAGATGGTCAACCTGTATATATGGTAACTTATTATATAAACAAAGATAATACAGAAACTACAGCTACAATTGATATACCAAGTGGTTCTGAAAGATGTTTGATATTTCATACATTTGATTTAACAAAACCATTAAAGAATTAAACGTTGAAGGTATGATAATACCTGGAGAAGACGAGGGTGCAATTCCCTCCCACTCCACCATTAAAACAATGAAATTTTAGGGGTGGAACTAGGATCGATTCGCAGTTAAAACATACTGGAGTTTAATGGCTGATAACCCACTATCAAATCATAAATGCTAACAATTTAGCTATGGCTGCATAAGCAGTTAAGGGTTGCCTGTGACCTAGTAACAGAACACAGGCTTGACAATTTTAGTATAAAGTGTTATAATAATCTTATGAATTTAATGAATAGTAAAAAGTTTGGGTTAATCATAGAAGGTATTGTTAAAGAAAAAAAGATACCATACCTTGACGCTGTTGTCAAGTATTGTGATGAAAATGAGATTGATACAGCAACAGTTGGTCCACTTATCAATAAACAACTTAAAGAAAAAATACAAAGAGAGGCAGAAAAACTGAACTTGGTTGAAAAATCAAGTACCGCAGTTTTACCTATATGAGTAATGATAGTTATGAAGCATATAAATTATATCTTGCTGTCAAACTTCATTTTACCTCTAAAAGTTATGACTTCTTTAAACACAATGCAAAGGTAAATTCTAGTTTCAATAGTTTTATAAAACGTAATGATAGATTTTTCTTTTATAAACTCACTACAAAATACAATAAAGAAGAACTGCTTGATTATTATGTCTGTAATTTCTTCAACAATTCAAAAACTTGGATTGGTAACCTTATACGAGCAGATGGTGAAACTAATTATACAAAGTGGAAGAAGTTTAATCAAAGTTTTACCTACAATTTTAGAAGCGATTGCTTATTACTTAATAATACTATTAGCAACGATAGCATTTCTTTTGATGATTTGTTTCGCATATCTAATGGGCAACATCCAAGATTGCTACGGCTACTTCTTTCAGGACAAATATCAATACAAACAATCATCATCTTGGATAAAATA